AAGATTGAGTTTTTTTCTTGCAAATGCCTGTGCTGAGTTCATTGAGTGTTGGTAGTAAAGTGTTTTAACACCTAACTGCCAAGCGTCGATAAGAAGTTTATTAACATCTTTAGTTGGCATGTCAGGTGAAATCATTAAGTTCAATGACTGTGATTGGTCAATGAAATCTTGTCTGATTGCCGCTTGGTTAATGATAGTTGACTGATTAATTTCAGCAAATGTTCTGAACACATCTTTTTGTTCTTCTGTTAAAAACTCTAAGTGTTGAACTGACCCATCATGTTTTTTAATACTATCCCAAGTCGCCTTGTTGTCTTTCTTTATTGATGCCAATAACTTCTGAAGTACTGGGTTCTTAATAGTCACTTTTAATTTAGCCACGTCCTTTACATAGGCATTTGACCAAATTGGTTCGATTGATTGTGATACCTGACCCAAGATAAATGCTGAAGATGTTGTAGGTGCAATTGCGTTTAGTGTTACATTTCTTCTACCGTATCCGACAAGAGTTTCAGGTTCACCAAACATTTCCGCCAATGTTTCAGACGCTTTGTATGACTTATCTTTAATAAGTTTGAATACCTCAATGTTTAATCTTGCACTGTCCTTACTGTCAAAAGGTAATCCTTTAGACTGAAGAAGTGAGTGCCAACCCAAAACACCTAAACCAAGAGCTCTTTGTCTTTTAGCAAAATTGTAAGCCTTTTCAAGGTAGAAGAATGCTCTTTGACCTTCAATAGTTCCACTGTTTCTGATATCATCAATCTTACTTATAAACACCGTAAAAAATGCTCTGTGTCCTTCGATGGTTCCACTGTTTTTAATGTCATCAATTTTAGTGATAAATTCAGTAACAACTGCATCAAGGAAATAAACCATCATCTCAACCGCATCTGTATCTTTCCACTCATCATAATGAAGTAAGTTCATAGATGACAATACACAAACAAAAGATTCTTCTTCTGAATTGTGTAGTGCGATTTCAGAACAAAGATTAGAGTTGTAAATTTTCATACCTTTATCTCTATAAACTTCAGGTGCCTTTTTGTTCATAGTGTCAGTGAACATAATATATGGATATCCAATCTCACCTCTACGTTGAATTACTTTAGCCCAAATAGCCCTCTTTTCTTTATCCCCATTTACCATTTGTTCCATGAACTCATCCGTAACCGTAACAGCATGTGTCAAATCTTGAATTGGGAAACCTTCAGTTCCAATTTCTAAAAATTCCATGATGTCGGGATGTTCAACAGGAAGGTATGGTGAAAATCTTCCTCTACGTGTAGAACCTTGCGAAATATTGTCAACAACACTTTGGAATAGGTTCATGAAATGGACCGCTCCTGGTGCGTGTCCGTTGTCTGTAATTGTAGCACCTCTACCACGAATGTTACCAAAATAACCTGAGGTTCCACCACCCATTTTACTCATTTCACCAACTTCAGCCTGTGTATACAAAATTGATTCAATATTGTCACCAACGTTAGAACCAAAACAACTTACAGGTAAACCTCTTTTCTTACCGAAGTTTGCCCAAACAGGTGATGATAATGAATACCATCCACGACCCATATAGTCGTAGAACTTGTCAGCAAAACCATCAATACCTAAAATTTTTTCAGCATGTTCTGCAATCGTTTTAATTCTTTCTAAGGGTTGTTCTCCCTCACTCAAATATCCTCTACGAAGAAATGTAATTGATTCTTCGTTAATCCAATCAAAAGGTTCTCTATTTTCCATGTTTCTTAATTAATCTTATTAAAATAAATCGTTCATCGTTATCGACTTCGATTTCTTGCTATAATTGATACTTCTTTTATTAAAAAAATCGGTATGTTTTGTTGTTAAAATTTCATCATCAAACCACTCGGTTGTTTCCAAAAGAGATTGGTTAATTTCAAAAATATTATCAATACCAATTGAATTTAAAGAAATATTAAATCTATGCTTGATGAATTCTAATGTCTGTGCTTTTGACAAGAAAGTCAAGTCACCCATTTCAAAAATCCAATCAACAATTTCCTCTTCAGCTTCGTAAGCGTCCTTAGTTGCTTGAATTAAATCCTCAACTAATTCCTCAGACCACCAAGAAGGGTTTTCTTTTTTTATTATGTTTACCAAATCAAAACCAAATCCTGCGTGAATATTTTCTTCTTTGGATGTTGCTTCAACAGCATTACTAATACCTTTCAATACATTCTTATATTTGTTGAATGACATGATTACTAAAAATTGTGAAAACAACGATACGTTCTCAACAAACATTGAAAATAACACAACAGATTCAAAGTAATCTTGGTTTTCTACAGTTTTAGAATTTGAAATTGTTTTTTCCAAATACTTAATTCTTCTACGAATTGCAGGTACCTCTAACAAATTTTCAAATTCACTATTTAATCCAAGTAGTTGAATCAAGTGTGAGTACGCATCTGCGTGTCTTACTTCTGACTCTGCAAATGTTGCCCCAACATTTCCAATCTCAGGTTTTGGTAGTCTTTTGTAGATGTCACCCCAAAATGTTTTAACCGCAATTTCTATTTGTGAAATCGCCAACATAGCTCTTTGTACTGCAGTTTGTTCTTTTTCAGACAAGTGTACTTTAAAGTCCTGTATATCAGAAGTAAAATTAAATTCTGTATGAACCCAATATGAATGTCTAATTGCATCAACATACTCAACCAACTCAGGGTATTCGTATGGTTTTAAATTAGTTCTCTTACTAAAGATATTTGGTTGGTGTTTTGAACGATAAATGATATATTCTTTAGCAACATAATTCAAACCGTTATCCATTAATTTATTTTCCACCATATCATGGATTTCATCCACGTGTGGAACTCTTTCTTTATCCCCTTTAAAGATACTTTTTGTCGTTAATCTTGCAATTTTATCAGCCATCTCTTCATCAACTTTACCGACTGATGCCATTGCCTTAATTACCGCATTTTTTATCTTATCAGATTCAAATAAGACTGTTTCACCGCTTCGTTTTACAACGTATCGGTTGTCTTTTAGTGCCATACTAAAAATGTAATTATCCATAGTTTTAATTTTAATTTGTTGTGTTTTGTCTTTGTTGTCTTCTATTCAACAACTCGTTAATTCTTGTTCTGTTTCTTTCTTCCTTTTGTTCCTCGAGACCCAACATGGTAACACTCTGTTCTGTGTCAATTACTAAGAACTCGTTATCAAATTTACAGTTCTCAAATACAACACCATCTTTACCAAGACGTGATTTTGTAATTGCTATTGTTGCCAAGTTCATCTCCTTTTGTTGAAGCGTTTTTGCTACCGTGATAATTACGTGTCCAACTTGAGCTTTCTTAATTGAACCACCCATTTGGTCTGTTGTTACCACTTCGGAAGAAATTGATGAACGGTTACCTTGGGTTGCAGTCCATCCAACAATTTGTAGTTCGTGACAAAGAGCTTCAAATGCTCTCATTACTGAACCCTCACTTTTCCATTCATCTTCCAACTTTCTGTCAGGTACAATACAATCGATATAATCAATTATAATCATATCAATCTTATTACCTTCAGCCATCATTTTTCTGACTTGATTTTTTATTTGATTCATAGTCATTGTATCTGATGGCATCTTCTTCAAAGTTAACGTATTTTTAGTATTTAACTTAATTTCTTTAACTTTTTCTATTACAACTTCTCTATGATTTGATAAATCGTCAGGTGCAATACCTGTCCACATAGTGAAGTGTTTACGTTGGATAATTTTAGGATTGTCCTCAAAAAATATTTGAAGAACGTTATAACCTAAATTGAATGCGTTATTTGCAATTTTTGATAAAATTGTTGTTTTACCAACACCAGTTGGTGCCAATATTACTCCGATTTCACCTTTTGCCAAACCACCTTTTAACAAGTTGTCAATACCTTGGATACCCATTGGGATTGGGTGTCTGTAATCATCATCTAAGACTTCGTCAAGGTTTGAGAATACATCTGATGTACCCGTTTCAACTTCACCAACTTGTAACGCCTCACGGACCATTTGTTCTAAGTGGTCATAACTTTCAAAATCACCTTTGTCAATGATTTTTTGAGCTTTAGACATAACCTTTTGAAGTTCTTGTTGTTTACAGAACTTCAAAGATTTTTCTTGTACAAAGTCAGAACCTTCAATAGGACATTCTTTAACTTGTTCTAACATATCCATCACCATTTTTTGAGCCATTGGTGATGTAATCTCAGATTTAGTCAACTGGTCCAAAGTATTAAACGTTGGAGCATGTTCGTATTTTATATAATACTCCTTTATCATTTGCATGATAAGTTTAAAGTATTGATTATCAAAATACTTAGGGTCTAAAACATCAACGATAGAAGTGGCAAAATCCTTATTTAGTATAATATTGTTTAATAATTGTATTTGAAATGTGTTTCCTAAATAACCAAAATTCTTATCGTTTGACATAACTTTTAATAACGTTTAATTCCCTCTCGGATTTATAAATACTCTTAAGCAAGCTGATAATTCATGTATTTGAAACATAAATTTTCAGTTGAAAAAATGTCAGTCAGGCCCCTTAGTATAGTTTTTAACTCTGGGCGTATGTCTACAGTATATCTGACCTTTGGTGGGTATAATTTAGCATCTACAATTCTATGACAAATTGTCTCGTCTCCGATTTTGATGTACAAGTTAAAATACTCTGCACCTTCTGTGTTTGATGTTTCTAAAATTTCTGGGTCAGTCATAATTTGGTCTTGATTGTCAACCATGTAAATCAATGATTTGATTTTTAAATTGTTTTCAACAAGTTCCGCAACTTCTTTTAGAGCGTAACTCACATCCAAACTTCTACGTGATTTGGGGTTATACCCTTTAACATTGTAGAATCGTTGTACGATGATGTTATCGTTCAAAGTCATTATGAACTCCATCTTTGTAGTGTCTTGCATTTGTTCTTTCATAATTTTAATTTTTAATATTGTATCGTTTTTTTTCTTTTCTTGATAATTTCATAAATGGTTGTAAAAATTCGACCCACTGGTCATCAACTTTGGGTAGGTATTTAAAGATTCCATCATCATTCATTAGTCTCATAAGATTTTTGTAACCTCGACCATCGGGGTCCAATTCTTCCTCATAATAAGCTTTAACTTCTTCTTTACCCTCGTTTGATATCAATGGGTCGGACAAATCAACAAGTCGTTTGTTGATTTCAAAAAATTCTTGACCGAGTGAACCTCGTTTTGTTTTTCCTTCAAGTATGTTGGATATCGATTTTTGTTTCTTTTCATCTTCAGTCAAATTATTGATTGTTGTTAAAATATCAGAAACAGAAACCGTTTTTTCAAGTATCTCTGGTAAAATTTTACTAATAGTTTTTTCACCTAATAACAAAATACCATCAATGTTATCAGATTTATCACCAGTCAAAATTTTGTAAGTAACCACATTTTGGTGTGGAATCCAAAGATTACCAATATTAATTCTTTCACCATACTTGTGATATTCTTTTTTAATTGGTGAATATATTTCAACCTGTTCAGAAATGAGTTGTGTCAAATCTTTATCGGATGAAAAAATAGTCTTCGTTTCATCATGTGATATTTGACAATAGTAGGCAATCAAATCATCACTTTCAGATTTGTCTATACAGATTTGACGTATAAACATATCCTCCAAATATTGACGTATACGGGACTTTTGCCAATCATATGATTGACGCTTCAACTCATTGGTTTCAGACCGTCTATTCTCTTTATATTGGGGTAGAAGAAGTCGTCTTTGGGTGGAGTTATTCTCCCCATCCCAAAAGACGATAACTTTATCATAATTGTGCTCTTTTAAGAACTTTCTCAAAGTGTTAACAAAGTGAAATATTCCACCAATATGATTTCCATTGTGGTAATATTCCTTTACCCCATGAAAACCTATTTTGAAAAGATTATCTCCGTCAACTAAAAGTGTCTTGGTCACAATTAAATTTTTATGTTATTCAACAACTTCTTTGTCCTCAGTGAGTGTGAACTCACCATCCGTTCCGATAATTTGTTTCCAATAATCAGAATGTTCTTTTTTGTAAGCTTCAATCGAAGCCTTTTCCTCAGACGCTTCTTTACCCGCCAAGAATCCGTGTGGTGTTACGATAATTTTTCCATCTTCATAACCTAAACCATTGATGTGGTTTTTCATAACAGACACCTTAGTACGAGTTGCAAACTTAACAGTTCTTTTGTCTTTGGTTGCGGTAATCTTTGTAGTACCCGCACCTTTTTGGTTACCAAACAAGAAAACCAAAGATGAGTTTAACCAAATAGCTTCACCACCTTTTGCTTTAATTTTTGGTTGACCAAATGGATTGTCAGGAAGTTCAACCCATGGTTGGTTAACAATTACCAATGTGTTTTCGTATTTTGAATCAGATTTACGTGAACCTGAAATACGTTGGTTGATACCCATACCAATTTTGTCTGCCAATACAGACGCATTGTGTTGTTTACCACCCTTACCGTCGTAAGTCATCTTACAAGGTACAGAACCAACAGAATCCCACAAAAACAACAAACTGTAATCCAACTCACCTTTTTCTTGTGCATCCAACAGACCATTGATGTAGTCAGTAATTTGTTCGATGTAGTCAAAGTCATTGTTGAAGATGTAGAATCCATCCCAATCTATTTCTCCTGTTTCATCGTCGACAACTTCCTCACATTCAAATCCCATCAACTTAGCATGTTCAAAACTCCACTTTTGTTCTGTGATAATAAACACAGGAAGGATTTCCTTCTTTTGAGCATCCACTGCAGCTTTTACAAGAGCGGTTGTTTTACCCGTATCCGAGTGACCCAAGAACATATTGATGTGACCAATAGCGGGACCTGGTAGTCCGACAGCATCCAAAAAGTCAGAACCTAAGTCAAAAAATCTTTGTGGTTTGTACTTAGCTGAAGTTGAGAATTGCTTCTTAATATCTTTAAAGTCTTTCTTCTTAATTGCCATAATTGTATTTATAAAATTCTTTTAAATTTTCTAGTTTGTCGTTCGCAGTTGCCAACTTTTCAACAAACTTATCCATCTCTTCCAAGTGTTGTGGGTGTTCACCAATACCTACAGGATTTTCCATGTACACCATCAAAGTCGCCTCTGATTCTGCAATCTCACTCTCATATTTCTTTACAAGAGCATCATACATTAATTTTCTAATTTTCATTGTCTATGTATATTAATTTTTTTAATAAAAAGAAAGAGCATGGACATCCACATAGGGGTAGTGTCCATGCTCAATCATATTAGAATGGTAGGTCTTCGTCAGGTTCAGCTTCAGACTGTGGGTCATAATTTGTATTAGAAGATGAACTTCCACCACCCATACTCATGTCTTCTACAGAATCACCGTATACATACTTTTTCAAATCCGAGTCCCAACGTGGAACTTCACCACGAGCAATCGCTTCCAAATATTCAACAGGTTTTTTAGAATAAACATCATTCCAAGTCATTTCATCATCTACCCATTCTTTTTTGATTGCCTCATCTTCATGCAATGAACATGGGTCATCATACATAATAGTTTGAACGACGGTGTATTCTTTACCTGCCGGTGTCTTAGACTTAACCATTTCAATAATAAGGTCACGTCCATTGTCAGCATTTGTAATATCACCCTTTTGTTTCCAAATAGGGATAATCTTATCCAAGATACCCTCTTGTTTGTAGTTGTCTTTAAATCTCCAAAATTTAACACCATCATCTTCCGCATCACGGTCTACAACTTTAACAATGTAGAATTTACGTGAACGGTATTGTTGTGCCAATTTCTTATCCGCTTCTTTACCTGTTGAAATCAATTCTTCGTAAACTTCGGTCAACGGAGAACGTTCGCCATCATTTTTTCCTGGGTCGTAAAGTTTTACCCATTTACCATCCACTTGAATTTCGTGATACCATACCTCTTTGAAGGGGGATGAACCATCAGTGGTTGGGAGGATACGTACACGCTTTTGACCTGTACGTGAGTTTTTGTCCAATAGAGTTGTGAAGTACTTCTTCATACGCTCATCTTGAGACATTTGGTTGCTCGTTCCTTGAGAACGTGCGGTGTTTTTCTCATACTGAGAAAGAACTGCATCTAAAGTTGTGTTTGACATAATTTTTTGTTTTTTTTTAAGTTTAAAGTTCTCTTATTACTCACTTATAAGTATAACAGAAGTATTAACTAAGTCAAACCCGAAAACAAAAAAGGACACCTTTCGATGTCCTTTTTTCATTAGAGAAAATAATTTATTAGTAATTGTTATTTTTAGGATATTGGTCCGTAAATTTGTTAAATGTCTTCTTGATTTCATTCGGCGAAAAACTTTCAACCTCATCATCTGTCAACACATATTCATTTTTACCTGACTTTTCCATATCTTCTTTTTTGTCTTCAAAGAAGTCTGTCAATTTTTGATTGAAAGGGTATGAGTCCAAACTTCTCAAGTGTAATTTTTCCTCAGGAGTTTTTTCACGATACTTTTCAATTTTAGATTCTAATGAATTTATTTTTTCAAAAATAGAATCCATCGCTTCAAGTTTACTTGTTAAGTCTTCAAGTTTTTCAAACATAGTCGACATATATTCATCTTGTTTTGATTGGATATCTTTTTGAGTACTCACTAAATCCGTAATATCTAATTCTTCAGTAGATGAATCTTCAGATTCACTATCTACTGATTTTCCTTCATCATCCAACTTCTCAACATCAGGGTCAGTTGCAGTATCAATTGGTTCTGCAATTTCCTCAGCCCCTGTTGGTGGTGGTGTATCCGTTGTTGGTGGCGTTACAGCACTATCTGTGTCAGCTCCCGTAAAATCGGCTAACGGGTCTGTAGCCTCTTGTTCAACGATATATTTGTTAATTCTATTATATCTTTGAACTTCTTCAATAATTTTTTTCTCTAATGACATTTTGTTTTTATTTAACCGTTCAATAAAGTCTTTACACCGTGTGAGGTTTCAACTTTAAGTGTTCTATTTATTTTCATTGTGTTGTCTACTCTTTCAATAAGACCATCTTTCATTCTTACTGTGTAGCAGTCTCCAGTGTCTAAGTCACAAACTTCCTTGTAACCATTACCGGTTTCTCTTTCTGTTAATCTAGTATCTTTAGAAAGATAATTGTCTAATAAGTTTTTAATATCCATAACAAATGGTTTTAACATATAAATATATCAATATTTACTAATTTATTGTAATCCGAGTGATATTGCTTTATTTATCGCCCCTTGGAATATGCTCACGGTTACTGTCCACGGTGTTCCTTGGCTAATTCTTGCATTAATTTGTGTATTAAGTCTTGTCTCAGCAGATAATGCACCATCACCACTTCTCTTCATACCAACACCCGTATTCCACCAACCTAACCAAATCCTTGCAGCCGCCTCACCATCACTTCCATATCTAACTTTATAAATGTTGAACTTATTATTAAATGCTGGTGTGTTAAATCTAGCTAATACAAAATTAATTGCGTCTTCAAAATTATTGAATATTGCTAACGGTCTCTTACCTCCTTCAATTACAGAAACACATTCCTGTCCAATAACAAATGACATCATGTTTGCTGGCCATTTACCGTCAGTATGTATACCATATAAATCATTACCAACACAACCAAATTGATTAGGTGATTTATTTTGTTCTTGTGTTGCCATTGCAAATACAAGTTTTTTAATATTCAAAGGTACATCAGTTCTTGTATTCAAATAGTTAACGACCGATTGTTTTCCAATAACGGTATAGTCCGCATCAACAAACGGAAGTGTTGGGTATGCCGTCTTACAACTACCAGCCACAGTTTTAATTGGTGTTTTACTAACGTTACCATTAGTTTTTCCACTTACTGAAACAACACTAGTTGTTGGTGTTTCCGCAGTAACTGATACCGGTATAACTTCTTTTTTCTTTTGATATCTTCTTAACAAGTCAATGTTAACACCCATCGTCAACTTACTGAAATTAGGGAAGGCGTATTTAGATATTCTGACACCTGAAAATGATGTTGTAAAATCTTGTGGTGAAATAGTATGAGATACATTGGTAATCCAATAAGCTCCAGTAAACATTGGAACATATCTTAAATTAAAGTACATTGTTGGTTGAATCATGGCATTACCCATAGATTCTATATCACACGTATAACTTCTTGTTTTATA